CCGTCCTCGACCGCTTGGGCGTCAAGGTTAGCGAATCGGATGTGGAGCGGCTCTCGCAAAAGAAGGTGCAAGCATGAAGATCGACCGCCTCAAGCAGATGGCCACCGAACTGGAAGACGCCTTCCGTCGCCAGAATGACCTGCGCGTGGAAATCGCGGACATCTGCACGGTCATCAAGGCCAACGCGGAAATCACGAACATGCAGCTTCGTGCCGTCAAGCGGATCGTGAAGGCCCGCGCCAACGACACTATCGAAAAGCTGCGCGAGACGATGGACGAGGACCAGTTGATCTTCGACGCCCTGTCGGGATCGACAAACAATTTGTCTGTCGCACCGAACACCGACCACGACCCGGAGACGGGCGAGATTATCGAGTCCGGCGAATTGACGCCGAGCGCGCCGGTAAGCTGCGATGGCGCTACTCCGGTAGAGGGCGACATTGGGGGTGATCCTTTGTCGGGTACCAGCCCGCAGCCGGTGGAAGCCCGGCACATCGACACTCGCACCCCTGAAGACATCCTGGGTGACGATCCCATTCCCGCATTCCTCAAGAGGCAAGCATGAACACACTTCACCTGACGACCGCATGGTGCGGACTGGCCTCCTTAAAACGTCAGGCGATGGGGGGCGGTTTTTCTTCTGCCCAAGGGACCGCCCCCAACCCTTCCTCCCCTGGTGACTCCCTCGCCAGCAAACTGGCGGACCCTTCGGGGTCTGCCCCCTTTATTCAGGCATGGGGCGCTGACGGTCGATCCGTCCACTGGCTGCCCTGTGAGCCACATAACCACCACATTCTCGACGACGGCGGGTTCGACACGCCCCGTCACGGCGGCGTCTGACAATGCGTGTCTCTAACCTCCATGAAAGGGTGTCTTTGATGTTCTCACCGGGGCGGTGGGAAGGTCAATCCAGCCCCTGTCCGCCGCAGGGGAGGGGGTGATGTATAGCGAATTCATACAATCCAAGGCGAAGGTTGACGCGCCTACCGGGTTCGATGGTGATGCTATCGTTCCCGATCAGGCATTTGATTTTCAGGCCGCCCTAAGCCGCTGGTCGCTCAAGCGTGGCCGGGCGGCGCTGTTTGCTGGTACGGGCCTCGGCAAGTCCCTCATGGAATTGACGTGGGCGGACAACGTGGCCCGTCATACTGGCAATCCGATCTTGCTATTCACGCCGTTGGCCGTGTCTTCGCAGATGGTCCGCAGCGAGGCCCCGAAATTCGGTATTGAAGCCAGGATGGTCCGCGACCAATCCGAGTGCGGTCCTGGTATCAACGTAACGAACTATCAGAAGCTGGACCATTTCGATATGGCCGCGTTTGGCGGTGTCGTTCTTGACGAATCCAGCATCCTCAAAAGCACTGACGGTCACTATCGCACGCGGCTGATTGCGGAGTGTGCGACGGTTCCGTTCCGGCTTGCGGCGACGGCTACCCCGGCCCCAAACGACTTCATGGAGTTGGGCAATCACGCCGAGTTTCTTGGCGTCATGTCCTATACCGACATGCTGGCCTCTTTCTTTACGCACGATGGCGGCGAGACGCAGAAATGGCGATTGAAGGGATGGGCAGAGGATCGTTTCTGGCGATGGATGGCGTCTTGGTCGGTAATGATCCGGCATCCTCGTGATCTTGGATTCGATCAGGACGGCTACGATCTGCCGCCGATGAAGCGGCATCTGCATATCGTGCAGAGTAATGACGGGCCGAGCATTGAGACCGGGCATCTGTTCCCGATGCAGGCCGAGACACTATCCGAGCGGATCGCCGCGAGGCGCGAGACCGTCGCCGATCGAGTGGCGCAAGCCGCGTCAGTTACCCCTGCTGATCGACCGTTCGTATGGTGGTGCAACCTCAATTCGGAAAGTGAGGCACTTGCTGCCGCCATTCCTGATGCCGTCGAGGTTCGCGGATCCGATAAGGATTCCGAGAAAGAACGCAAGCTGATCGACTTCTCTGAGGGCCGCATTCGCGTACTCGTGACCAAACCATCAATCGCCGGTTTCGGCATGAACTGGCAGCATTGTTGCGATACCGGGTTCGTCGGTCTCAGCGACAGCTTCGAGCAGATTTATCAGGCAACTCGGCGCTTTTGGCGGTTTGGCCAAACCAAGCCCGTCAATGTGCATTTCATCGCGTCCGAAATCGAGGGCGCGGTTCTGCAAAACATCAAACGTAAGGAATCCGACGCCGACCGCATGGCGCAAGCGATGGTCGCGCATATGGCGGAACTGAGCGCCGAGAACGTGCGCGGTCTCGTTCGGGATCGCGAGGAATACGAGCCGCAGGTCGATATGGCCTTGCCGGAATGGATGGGGAGTAACGCCGCATGAAGGCCATCAATCAGGTCATTACTGACGACTATGCAGTTTATCAAGGCGATAGCTGTGAATTGATTTCTGGTATCCCCGATAGCAGCATTCACTTCGGCATTCACTCGCCGCCGTTCGAGGGTCTTTACAAGTTTTCGTCGAGTGAGCGCGACCTTAGCAACAGCGAGGGGGCGCAATTTTGGGAACATTATGGATTTCTGATCCGCGAACTGCATCGCGTCACGATGCCTGGGCGCATTCATGCTGTCCATGTCATGCAATTGCCGACCAGTAAGATCAGGCATGGCTATATCGGAATGCGCGACTTTCGGGGCGAGGTGATCCGCGCATTCGAGGCGGACGGATGGATTTTCCATTCTGAGGTCTGCATCTGGAAAGATCCCGTAGTCGCTCAGCAGCGCACCAAGTCGATCCGACTTCTTCACAAGCAGATCGTGAAAGACAGCACGATTAGCGGACAGGGGTTGGCCGACTACATCGTATCGTTTCGCAAGCCCGGCGAAAACCCCGCCCCAGTTGCCGGGTGCTTCGACCGCTACGTCGGCACGAATGAGCCTGACAGGTCGAAATACACAACGCCGACAGATGGCAGAAATTGGTACAGCATCGAGGTGTGGCAGCGGTATGCATCCCCTGTCTGGATGGATATTGACCAGACGCGCACCCTGCAATTTCGGACCGCCCGCGACGAGCGCGACGAAGTGCATATCTCGCCGCTACAGCTCGACGTAATCGAGCGATGCATCGACCTTTGGAGCAATCCCGGTGAGACCGTGCTTACGCCATTCCTCGGCATCGGTTCAGAAGTCTATTCGGCGATTGAGATGGGCCGAAAGGGCATCGGCTTCGAGTTGAAGGAGTCCTATTTCCGTCAAGCGGTCAAGAATCTGGCGAGGGCCAAAGAACGGCAGGTAGGGTTGTTCGCTGGGAGCGCCGCGTGATGCACTCTGTCTGCCTATGGCTCCCATTCCCCCCGAGCGTTAATGGCCTGTACCCCGGCAAGGTCCGGCGGTTCAAGTCGCGGCGCTACCGGAACTGGATCCATGAGGCGGACGTTGCGTTACTGCAACAGGACTTCAAGCCCGTCGAGGGCAAGTGTGAGGTTCACTATAAGTTCGGACGCCCGGATGCCCGCAAGCGCGACGTGTTCAACTTCGAGAAGGCGCTGACTGACTACCTCGTGAGCGCGGGCGTTATTGAAGACGATTCACTGATTGAGCGTGGGACTGTCGAATGGGCCACGCATAAAGGCGTAACAGTGGAGATATGGCCGATATGACCGACGAACAACGCCGCCTAATCCAGGAATACGAACGCAAGCAGGAGCGATACGCCAAGGCGGAGCCGGGGTGTAAGACCGGCCACTGGCGATCCCTCAGGCTGTTGGTCAAGGACATGCTGGAGGCGGGCGCGTGAACGCCATCTTCGCCCCCAACATCATCGCCGCGTGTCGCTGCCCGGCCTTTGCCGCGTGCTGCTACGCGATGGGTGCTGAGATGAAACCGCTATCGGGATATCCCGGACAATTCTCGTTTCTGATGACGTGGAGGGACCGTGACTGATTGGACTGATACTCGTGTCGCATCACTTCGTCAGTTATGGCGAAGCGACCTAACAACATCTGAGATTGGCAACGCTATCGGCGTGTCCAAGAATGCCGTGATCGGCAAGGCGAAGCGTCTTGGGTTGGGCCAAAAGACAAACCGCGTGGTCGACAAGGAACCGACATATCGCATACACCGTAGCTCGCGGGATGGGTATCTGTCGATCCGGTGGTATGATGACGGCAAGGAATACAGCAGAGCGACGGGGACAAAGGACCCAGAGAAAGCCGCAGCCTGCATCCCCGCTGCTATCGCTTACCATGAATCCAGAAAGCGAATCGCGCTATTGGACAGTCTTGGTCGCCACCTATCCGACCTCGGCCACAATGAATGCCGGTGGGCAACGACACCACACAAGGTAAAGCCGTCCGAGCATCGATTCTGCGGTCTTCCCACGGCAGACGGTGATGTCTACTGTGACCGTCACAATGTCAAGAAACGCATGAAGTGGGTGCGCGGCCAGAAAAAGACCGACTTCATGATATACAAGGGGTCGGCAGCATGACATTCAATGACTTCTGGGCCGTCTGCCCGCCAGGCCGTAAGATCGACAAGCCCACATGTATGGCGCTGTTCAACGGCATCACCAACGGCGGCATCGAGACCACATCAGTGGACCCGGACGGCAACCGTCACAAGCTGCACTTGCAAGCCACGCCGCAAGAGTTGGTCGAGGCCATGAAGGCTTCCCGCTGGCAGTGGAACGAGCAGGACACGGCATTGTGCTTCATCCCGCACCCGAGAACGTGGCTGAACAAAGGCCGGTTCATGGACCTTGAAGACGACGAGCGCCGCGAGATGGCCGCGCGTTGGGACCGGGTACAGGAGATTATGACGGATCGGAAGGTGGTGAACCTGCGGTGATCTCAAAGGCAGCACGTCGGCGGGATGTGACGCTGGGGCGTGCTGTTCAATCCGGTACCAGGGGCGAGTGCATAACCGGGCAGGCGAGTACGAAAGGCGGAGCGCCGCACTCATCGGGGACAGACACCCGATAAGCAGCCGCCAACCTCATGGGCCACTGTCGGCATCGTGGGGGCCACAAGCGAAGGGATTGGCTCCGAGGGTCAAGACTTCACGCGGAGGCTGGTAACGGTCTAGGGCCGTACTATGCCTTCGCTCAGGGAATCACCAAGGGTCAAGACTATAGAGGATTGATGACAATGACCTACGCACTATTCGCTTACGCCCTGATGGGCCTGATCGCTGCCCTGTACCATATCGTCAGGGAACCCGATGCGGGCGCACTCGAATACCTGAAGACGCTGGCCCTATGGCCGGTGCGGATATGGAGGTGGATACCATGATCACCAAGTCAGACATAGCGGAACTGGTGGGGCGGGCGAGGAATATGTCTGCGGCACTCCAGCTTGGCGAGCGCATCGGATGGGGTTCGGACACTTCGTTGATGGACGCTCTTGCCGCCGCCCTCGAAGCACAACAGGCAGAGATAGCGCGGTTGGTTGGTGCGCTGCGCGAGATTGAGGAGTTCGGCTGTAACGCGCCGGGGTGTGGGTTCACGTGCGCCGCAAAGGCCCGCGCCGCCCTCAAGGCATGGGAAGGCAATGAAGATGGCTAAACGAGGAAGACCGAGAAAGGACATCATGCTGCAAATCGTACACCAACAGGAAGAAGCTATGCGTAAGGCGAAGATCGGTTCCATTGCCAACGGCGACGAACAGCGGGGCGCGTATCCCCTTGGTGCGCTATGGGCGCGGGAGTTCATCGACCAGTCAAGGCATGACGCTGGCGTGAAGTACGCGGAACTATACGGGCGGGTATTCGGCAGGACCACGCCGGGGACAAGCGACGGCAGCCCCGAACTGTCCGAAGCGGCGATGGAGAAATGCGAGCGCGACTACTGGGAGGCTGCAAACCTGCTGGCATCACACTCACGCGCCATCAAGGACGCGGTGGACAATGCGGCGGTCTACAGCCGCTATCCGTCAATGCTGTTTCACGCCCGCAAGCGCCGATCCGATAAGCACCTGCTAGACGGTCTGGCGATCCTAGACAAGCTGTTCAACGCGGGTGAGAGGGCGGTGGCTTGACACCCTGTAAATTACCCGTTGACACGGTGTCTAGTGAGCCGTACAATCTGAATATTCTATGATGGTTTCGTGCGCCCACGGTTCGCCGGTCGGGCGCTGTTTCATTGGGGCTGACAGGGAACGGGCAAGCGCCTCAGTCGGGTCATGTAAGCCGTTAGGCCACAGTACCCGAGACGCCTCTGCCGCACGTCGGTTCAATTCCGACCGGCTCCACCAGTTTCGCCCGCTGCGCCTCTAACAGCATCCCAGTATAACGGCGACTCTCCGCGCCGATTGGTAGAGCGAGGGGTGAGCGGGCGATTCCTATGAGGTGACATGGCTGACATCATCGAACTGGACACCGGCAAGCCAACAGCCAAGTCCATCATCAACTGGCTACACCGTCACCAAGACGAGATAGACCACATAACCGTCATCCTCATATCCGGGGACTCGGCGAGCATCGCCCATGACGACAGGCCCATAGCCGAGATCGTCTGTGATTGTCGGACGCTGGCAAGGTACGGCGACGATCTGTTGTTGATGGGTGAAGACTAACGGCAACGACGGGGCCGCAATCCGTCATCACGAAGTAAGGGAACAGAAACATGATGAAGCCGAACAAAGGTTCCGTGGATTCCAGTGGCTTTGGTGCCTCGTACAACGGCAACAAGTCCAAGGACACCTCGACCAACAAGCCGCGCAAGGGCTGCACCGCCCCGTCCGGTTCGTACAAGAGCAAGTAATCCCTGGATACAGGGTATATTAGGGATGGCTAAGAGCAGCACGAGTTTCAAGAAGGGGGAAAGCGGCAACCCCTCCGGTCGCCCTGCCATCGTTCACGAGGTCAAGGAACTGGCCCGCGAACACACGACCGAGGCTATTCAAACACTCGTTAAGGTCATGGTGGACGAAACGGCCCCGCCTGCAGCCCGTGTGGCGGCGGCTAACTCTGTTCTGGATCGGGGGTATGGCCGCGCCCCGCAAACCCTGGATGTGAATGTCAAACAATCAGTCGGAGAGTTCATCGCCGAGTGCCAGCGTTTGGCAGCCGCTGACGCCACATCAAGTACAGTTCGCCACTGATCCTGTTTCATTCGTTCGGGTTGTCATGCGGGCGGAACCGGAAGCGTGGCAAATCGAGGCGCTGTCCGCGCTTGTGACTGATGACCGGATTGCGATTCGGTCGGGTCACGGTGTCGGAAAGTCTGCATTCATGGCTTGGGTCGTGCTGTGGTGGTTGTGTACGCGCTTCCCCGCGAAGATTGCCTGCACCGCCCCGACCGCACACCAGCTTGAGGATGTGCTGTGGGGTGAAATAGCCAAGTGGCACCGCCAGATGGCCGAACCGTACCGGGGGTGGCTGTCTGTCGGTTCTGGTCGCGTTGAGCAGAAGGACAACGCATCCGAGGCGTTCGCCGTTGCGAGAACGGCACGTAAGGAGCAGCCTGAGGCATTCCAGGGGTTTCACTCCGACAACATGCTCTTCATCGTGGATGAGGCGTCCGGTGTCGAGGACATCATTTTCGAGGTTGGGCAGGGTGCCATGTCCACCGAGGGCGCAAAGACTCTCATGGCGGGTAATCCGACGCGAACGAGCGGATACTTCTATGACGCATTCCACAAGATGCGGGCGAGGTGGCGCACGTTCCGGGTTAGCTGCAAGGATTCAACCCGTGTAGCGCCGGGGTACGCCGACGAGATTGCCGACCAGTACGGGCCTGACAGCAACGTCTATCGGGTTCGTGTAGAGGGTGAGTTCCCGCTTGAGGATGATGACGCGGTAATCCCACTGCATCTCTGCGAGGGGGCTATCATCCGTGAAGTCGAGATGAGCGAGCGCACCCGGCCCGTGTGGGGATTGGACCCCGCCCGGTTTGGTGATGACCGCACCGCCCTTTGCAAGCGCCATGTGAATTGCATTTACGAGCCGGTCAGGTTCTGGCGCGGCAAGGACACGATGCAGACGGCGGGCATGGTGAAGCTGGAGTATGACCAGACACCGGAACACCTGAGGCCCTCAAATATATACGTGGACGTGATTGGACTTGGTGCCGGTGTTGTGGACCGGCTGAATGAGATGGGTCTGCCGGTCTCGGGCATCAACGTGGGTGAGGCCCCGTCGATCCGCGAGCGGTTCATGCGGCGACGTGACGAGTTGTGGTTCCAAGCGCGTGAGTGGCTGGAGGCAAGGGACTGCAGAATCCCCGATCAGGGTGAGTTAATCGCTGAACTCACGGCTCCGAAATACAAGCTGACCAGCTCCGGCAAGGTACAGGTCGAGAGCAAGGACGAGATGAAGAAGCGCGGCATTCCAAGCCCCGACTTGGCGGATGCGTTCTGCCTGACGTTGGCGGGCGACGGTATGCCTATCGAGCAACATGAAATCGACCGATACGCCCGCAGGGGGCGGAAGCGATCAACAAACTGGATGGCGGCTTAATGGCTGAACTGATCGACGAAGGCATAGACCTGGAAGAGATGGCCGCCAACAAGGCGCTGCTCTCCACGGTCAAGCGCCGATGGGGGGAAGCCCGCCAACACACCAAGAATTGGCGCGATGACGCCCGCGAGGATTACCAGTTCGTTGCCGGTGAGCAGTGGTCGGAAGACGATCAGCAAGTCTTGCGCGACCAGTTGCGGCCCATCGTGACGTTTAATCGTGTCGGTCCCGTGGTTGACGTGGTTGCGGGAACCGAGGTGCAGAACCGCCAAGAGGTTCGTTATATCCCGCGCGAACAGGGCGATGTGAAGCCCAACGAGGTTTACACGGGCGCGGCTCAGTGGGTGCGCGACCTATGCGATGCCGAGGACGAGGAGTCGGACTCGTTCATCGACATGGTGATCTGCGGAATGGGATGGACCGAAACCCGCATTGACTACGATCAGGACGAGGAAGGTCTAATCATCATCGACCGGGTGGACCCGTTCGAGATGTATTGGGACACGACCGCCCGCAAGCGCAATCTCGCTGATGCGAGGTGGGTGATGCGCGTGATCGAGCTTGAGAAGGACGAACTGAAAGAGCAGTTTCCCGACAAGTGGATGGACGTTGCCGGTGCCGTTGCTCTCTGGGGTGACGACCTTGAGGACGAAAGCCCGCACGTAAGTCACGCCGGGGACCAGTACGCCGACAGCGACAGCCGGGGGGACGCCAAGCGGAAGGCGCTGATCAAGGTTATCGAGTATCAGTGGTACGAGAAGGAAACCGTCTGCAAGGTCTTTGACCCGTTTACGGGCGAGGCCAAGACGATGGATATGGAAGATTACAAGGTCGTCTCTGATCGCATGATGGCGATGGGGGTTGACCTTGAGCACGTGAAGCTGAAGCGCCGCAAGTACAAGCGGGCCTTCGTGGCCGGTGATGTGGTGCTGGACGTGGATGACGCGCCGGTTGACGGCTTCTCATACAAATGCATGACGGGCAAGCGCGACCGCAACAAAAACACATGGTATGGGCTGGTCCGGGCGATGAAGGACCCGCAGCGGTGGGCCAACAAGTGGCTCTCGCAGACCATGCACATCATCAACTCGAACGCCAAGGGCGGGTTGCTGGCCGAGCAGGACGCCTTCGTTAACCCCCGCAAGGCGGAGAGCGAGTGGGCCGACCCCACGTCAATTACGCTCCTGAAGGCCGGCGGCATCGGCAAAGTACAGCCCAAGCCCGCGATTACCTACCCCCAGGGCATGGACCGGCTGATGGAGTTTGCTGTCTCGTCCATTCGTGACGTGACCGGCGTTAATGTCGAGATGTTGGGGATGCGTGAGGGCAACCAGCCCGGCATCCTGGAGTTTCAGCGCAAGCAGGCGGGCATCACCATCCTCGGTACGATGTTCGACAGCCTGCGCCGCTATCGCAAGGAACAGGGGCGCATTCTGCTGCAGTTCATCCGGGATTACATCTCGGACGGGCGGCTTATCAAGATCGTGGGCACCGAGGGTGAGCAGTACGTTCCCCTTGCCCGTCAGTCGGATGTGACGTTCGACATCATTGTGGACGATGCGCCATCCAGCCCGAATCAGAAGGAAGCCGTGTTCGCGACGTTGAGCCAGTTGCTTCCGTCGCTGTTGCAGGCCGGTATCCCGATCCCGCCGGACATTGTGGAGTATGCGCCGTTACCGTCCGGCCTCATCGAGAAATGGAAGGACTTGCTGGCACAGCCGCAGGGTCCGTCCGCCGAAGAGGTGGCGATGATCAAGGCCACCGCAGAACAGTTGCAGGCGGAGAACGACAGGCTGAAGGCGTCCGAGTCCGCGAAGATCAGAAAGGCGGAACTTGACGCCGAGCTGAAGCGGCTGGAGTTGGAGCAGGAGCGCCAGAACGACGAGATGACGCTGGCGCAGAAAGAGCGCATGGCCGAGCGCGAACTGGACCTCAAGCGCCAGATTGCCGAGGCCGAATTGCAGATCGAACAAATTAAGATGCGAGCGCAGTTCCAACTGGATACGCAGAAGCAAGCGATTGATACGGAATTACGGGTTCGTGAAGAGCGAGCCATCTAAGCGGCTACCCGACCGATTCGGGGCGCGGTCGCCTGACCGGAATCAGGCAAGGAGTCAGTAATGGCAGAACAGAGCGCCGAGGCTGCGGCGGAAAACACCGATCCGTGGGGCGATGGCCTGACGGAAGAAGAAAAGGCACTGATGGCGGAGCAGGCAGAAGCGCCAGAGCCGGAAGATGAGCCTGAAGAAGAACCGGAAGGGGAGATTGCAGAGGGGACTGAAGAGGCCCCCGAAGTCGAGGAGCCGGGTGGGGAATCCGACAAGGAAGAAAAAACCGTTCCGTACAACGCGCTGCACGAGGAGCGTCAGCGGCGCAAGGAATTGAAGGAAGAACTCGACCAGCAGCGTGAACGCGCCGCGAAGATGGAAGAGCGCCTACAGCAGATTGTCGAGCGGTTCGAGAAGCCGGACAAGGAAGAGCCGAAGCTGTCCTTCGAGGACAACCCGGCGGAGTACCTCAAGGCGGAAGCGGAGCGCACCGGACAGACGGTGCAGGAACTGCGCGAGCAGATCGAATCCCGCCAGAAGCAGGACGAGGAAGCGCAACAGTTCCACGGTTTCGTCAATAACTACCGGCAGGCGGCGCAGCAGTTCGCGCAGAGCCACCCGGATTTTCAGGAGGCGTACCAGTTCGCGGTTCAGTCTCGCATCAAGGAATATCAGGCGGCGGGGTACTCTCTCGAAGAGGCGACCCACGCCGTGCATACGGATGAAATCAACATTGCCCGCCGGGCATTCAACGACGGCGTAAACCCTGCCGAGCGCATCATGGAGATGTCCAAGGCGCGGGGGTTCAAGCCGTCCGCGAAGCCGGAGAGTGGCGAAGAGACGATACAGCGTCTGCAGAAGGGAACGAAGGCGGCGAAGTCCATGAAGGGCAAGCCGGAACCGCATATGTCCCTTGAGGCGTTGGCAGAGATGCCTGACGACGAGTTCAACAAGCATTGGGACATGATCGTCGGCGGCGGCAAAAAGGCCGCATTCTAAGCGTCCGTCGGGACGGAAAACCGGCAACTTCTGTGTTGCGTCGAGCCGGACGGAAAACGGTGATGCGTCACGCCAGACGGTAAACGGCGGCTTCAAACCACATTCACAAACTGAAGGAGCAAGCCAATGGCTGCCACCGATTATGGTGTTGGTCATCCGCTGGCTGTCTCGTTGTGGTCAAAGAAGCTGGCGCATGAGGCGCTTAAGCAGACCTTTATGTCCAAGTTCATGGGCACCGGGTCTGACAGTCTCATCCAGATCGTTGACGACACGCAGAAGTCTGCTGGTGACAACATTACCGTTGGGCTGCGTATGCAGCTTACCGGTGCCGGTATTCAGGGTGACGGCACCCTGGAGGGCAACGAAGAAGCCCTTACCACGTATTCTGATCAGGTTTATATCGATCAGCTTCGTCATGCTGTCCGCTCGGGCGGCAAGATGTCGGAGCAGCGCGTTCCGTTCTCGGTTCGCGAGGAAGCCCGCATGGGTCTCCAGGATTGGTGGGCTGATCGCATCGATACGTGGGCCTTCAATCAGCTTGCCGGTAATACCGGCGAGTCGGACACGCGCAAGACCGGCAACCAGGCCGTGACGGCGATGGACTCCGGCCATCTGATTGCAGGCGGCGGGCACGACACGGAAGCATCCCTCTCGGCCACTACGACCGAGGCGCTGCAGCTTTCGGACATCGACCGCTTGGTTGCGAAGGCGAAGACCTTCACGACCGGCTCGGTTCCGATCATCCGTCCGATCCGTCACGAGGGCGACGAGTACTTCGTCCTGTTCGTGCATCCCTTCCAGATGTACCAGCTTCGCACCTCGAACACCTCGACCGTGGGTAACTACGTCGATCTGTTCAAGGCGAATCTGCAGGGCGGTCAGTATAAGGACAACCCGATCTTTACGGGTGCGTCCTTTGTCTACAACCAAGTGATCGTGCACGAGAACACCCGTGTCCCGGTCATCACCGGCACGCCCAATTCGGGAACTGCGGCAAACTTCCGACGCGCCATCTTCTGCGGCGCACAGGCGGGACTCATGGCCTTTGGCCGTGACGACGGCCCGAATCGGATGTCGTGGACTGAGGAGTTGTTCGACTACGAGAATCAGCTTGGTGTGGCCGCTGGCTGCATCGGAGGTCTCAAGCGAACGATCTACAATTCTCAGTCGTTCTCGACCATCGCCCTTTCAACCTACGCCCCGAGCGTCTAACGGATAGGAGGATAACATGGCTGTTACCACTGTTACTGCCACCGCCGTTGCTCGTCCGGCGACTCTGGTTCACGCGGGCATCAATGCGCTCCAGGCCAAATACGTTCACTCCGGCACGCTCGGCGACATCATTCTGATGGCGAAGATTCCGACCGGCGTGGACATCGTTGGCGTTTACGGGCGCATCACCACGGCGGAAACCGCTGCGAATGCCACGGTCGGCATTCAGGGTTCCGCTGCGGTCTTCGGGTCGTTGGCGTCGGGCGCAAGCCCGGTGTTCACGGTCCAGGGCGCGGACCCGTACCGCGTTTCCCTGACGGACGGGGCGCAGCCCCGATACACGCATATCGTCGTGTCTCCGACTTCGGGAACGTGGACGATTTCGGCCACTGTTGATCTGACGGTCCTCTACGCGGCCAAGGGTCAGGTGTCCACAAGCCAGACCGAGTAATCGGCACAGGGGGGAGGGCCTCGGCTCTCCCCCTACTTCGGAGAAAGCATGAGAGATTATATGAGTGTCGTCCGCGAGGCGGGCGAACACCACGCCGCCGGTCGTTTCAACGAGGCGGCATTCCTCTATGAGCACCTTTTGGGCGCTGTGCCGGAAGACCCGGTTGTGCTGTACCTGTACGGGACGCTGAACAGCCAGATGAAGCGGTTCGGTACGGCGATTACGATGCTTGAGAGAAGCACGCAATTGGGCGGCGACGAGCTGTCCGAGGTGTGGCACAACCTCGGCGTTGCGTATCGCAGCGAGGGCCATGCGGACAGGGCTGTTGCGGCCTATAAGCGGGGCGTTGAACTGGCCCCCGACAATGCGGAACTGCTGGCGATGTTGGCGGGCGCATACGTGAACAACGGAACGCCAGCGACGGCGCTGGAATGGGCTGAAAATGCCCTCAAGATTGAACCGGGCAACCCCCATGCCCGTAACCATAAGGCGCTTGCGCTGATGGAGTTGGGGAAATACCGGCAGGCGTGGCCCTACTATCGCAGTCGGTTCGAGTTGCCCGGGCTTTCTGCCTGCCCACGGCCCTACGACGTTCCCCGGTGGGGCGGCGAGAGGGTCGGGACACTGGCGATCCACGGCGAGCAGGGGATCGGGGACGAAATTCTGTTCATGTCTTGTTTCGAGGAAGTGGCGAAGCGAGCGGACAGGGTTGTTATCGAGTGCGAACATCGACTCTGCAAACTGTTCGAGCGGTCGTTCGGCGCTCCCTGTTATCCGTCGCATGACACGCTGATCAAACATGAGAAGCCCGACGCCTATATTGCGATGGGTGACTTGTGGAGCATTGTTTACGACAAAAAGAAGCCATCTGGTAACCCGTTCCTGAAGACCGACCCAACAGCGGTTGCCCATTGGGAGAGTGTCATCGGACACAACACCATCGGCATTGCATGGCACGGTGGAACCAAGGGAACGCACCAGGAGTTGCGGAATGCGCCGCTGGATATGTGGGCGCAGTTGATGGAGCCGGGCGGCAGTTTTGTCTCGCTCCAGTACGGTGAGGACGCACCCGCGCAGGCGGCGGAGTTGGGCATTCCCCACCATCAAGAGGCATTGAACGATCTGGATGAGTTCGCGGCACTCGTGGCCGCGTGTTCGTGCGTTGTGACCGTATGTCAGTCGGCGGTTCACTTCGCGGGCGGGCTTGGCGTCCCGTGCTACGTGCTAACTCCCAAGGCAGCGGCGTGGCGCTACTGCCAGGATATGCCGTGGTATCGCAGCGTCGAGTTGGTCCGACAGGACGGAGACTGGCTCAACCCCTTTATCGAGGTAGGAAAGCGCATTGCTGATTACCGAGGAATACAGAGAACAGAACCAAGCGCTGCATGATAACCCGTCCTTTGGGATTTCCGGGCAAAGGTATGCAGCATTCATCAAGGACCTTTGTGGCATGGTGGGGAGCCGCGACATCCTCGATTATGGGTGCGGCAAGGGGACGCTACAGACGGCGTTAGGGTTCCGCATCTCCGAGTATGATCCCGCCGTGGAGGGAAAGACAGACACTCCCGAACCAGCGGATATAGTGATCTGCACGGATGTTCTTGAGCACATTGAACCGGAGTGCGTGGACGCGGTTCTCGGGGATTTGAAGCGAGTCACCAAGCGCGTTCTGTTCGCGACGGTTTGCATCATACCAGCAAAGAAGACGCTACGTGATGGCAGGAACGCGCACCTGTCGATTCATCCGTTCCACTGGTGGGCGGAAAAGTTCGAAGAACGATTCAATTGGCGCATGTTCCAGAGCCAGGGCCACACGTTCATCGCGGTGCTGGAGGCAAAATGAGAATCTATATCGGGTATGACCCACGCGACCACGATGCTTACAGGGTGGCGGAGCATTCCATCCGTGAACACGCAACGATCCCCATTGATATTCGCCCGCTGAAGGATTGGGATCTACGGAAAGACGGCCACTATTGGCGGTCCTACCGTGTCGAGGCCAACGGCCAGATGGTGGATGACAGGGACGGCAAGCCGTTCTCGACACAGTTCTCGTTCTCGCGCTTCTGTGTGCCTCTTCTGGAGGGGTATGGCGATGAGTGGGTCTTGTTCATGGACGCGGACATGATGCTCCGCGCCGACATTGCCGAGGTCGTCCAGTTGATCGACCAAAGCAAGTCTGTGATGTGCATCAAACACGACCATCGCCCGACCGAGGGCGTGAAGATGGACGGCGTTCGCCAGACCACCTACGACCGGAAGAACTGGTCATCGTTCATGTTCATGAGGCCGGGTAGGTGCCGGGCGCTGACGCCGTTTGCCGTGAATAACTTCTCAGGCTCGGCGCTGCACTCGATGTCGTGGGTCAACGACGATTCCATTGGGGCGCTGCCAAAGGAATGGAACTGGTTGGCGGGGTACGACCCTGACGACGGGATGCCGAAGAACGTCCATTTCACGTTAGGGACGCCGGACATGCACATGGCAGCCCGCACGCCCTGGGACGGGGAGTGGCTGGACTGTCTCGACAGAGCAGATAAGAGGATATTCGATGCGGCGGCGTAACATGCACAAGACAAACGACGGCGCGGAAAACGTGACCGTCATGTCTGAGGCATTCAAGGAAGCGGAAGCCAAGAAGAGGGGCGTCTGCCCGAAGTGCGAGAGGCACATCGGTCGTGGCGTTCATTTCCATGTGAGGGCGTGTAAGGGATGAGCACTTTTGGAGCGATGCAGGACAGGATCGCGGACGAGTTGGGCCGCTCTGACCTGACGACTGCAATCCAGCGTTCCATCCAGACCGCCATCCGTTTCTATGAGCGCAACAGGTTTTATTTCAATGAGTTTCAATCCTCATTCTCGGCTTCGTCATCGCAGGAATACTATGGTTCGGCGGACCTCGCTCAAATCCCCAAGCTGGTGGAAATCGACAGCCTCACGATTGATGTCAATACTTCGACCTACCCCCTGATCGAGCGCGACTGGTCATATGTCGATCAGGTGCAGACCAACGCCGGATACACGGGCGACCCCACTGATTACGTCTATTACGCGCAGCAGATCAGGTTGTACCCGATCCCCTACACCGGACGGACGCTGAATATCTCCGGTGTGCAGAAACTCGCCACCCTCTCCGCCACCACGGATACCAACGCATGGATGGTGGATGGCGAGGCGCTGATCAGGAACAAGGCGAAGGCGATACTGTTTGGCGACAAGATCAGGAACGAGGCGGAGGAAATAAAGTGCGCCCAGCGGGCGCGTGATGAGTTCTCCAACCTTGAGAAGGAGACATTCACGAAGATGTCCACGAAGTTGAGGCCGACAGCGTTCTGATGGTCCCCTTCGGTGACTGGTTGCCCGACATGCCCGATTACCTCAACCCGGGGGCCAAGCAGGCGCAGAACGTGTTGCCGCGCACCAAGCAAAGCTACGGCCCCCTAGGGGCGTTGTCTGCCGTTACAGGCGCATTGGCGGCGGCTCCCAAGGGAGCTGATACATTCCGCGACGCGGCGGGCAACACGGAAACCTTCGTCAGTACGGCGACGGACCTCTATCAACTGTCCGGCACGTCGTGGACCGAGGTGTCTAAAAGCACAGCGGCCTACACGACAGCCGCAGACGATACGACCGAGTTTATACAGTTCGGACAGATCGTGATTGCGGTTAATGGACACACAGACACGCCACAGGCGTTCACGCTAAACAGCTCTTCGGCATTTGCCGACCTCGGTGGGTCCCCTCCGCGTGCAAGACACGCGGCGGTGATCGAGCCGGGGTTTGTGATGTTCGGTAATACGTGGGACTCGTCGGATGGGTCCGTTCCCAACCGTGTCTGGTGGTCGGCGCTGAACGACGCAACGGACTGGCCCACGATTGCATCGGCGGACGCGGCGGCGAAGCAGTCAGACAGGCAGGACTTGCCGGTTGGCGGATGGGTGCAGCACATCACCGGCGCTATTGGCGGTCTGGATGGCGCGATATTCATGGAGAAAGCGATTTATCGCATCCAGTACCAGGGGCCGCCCACGGTGTTCGGATTTTACGAGGTGGAGCGAGACCGGGGCACGCCTGCGGCAAACAGTGTCGTGAACGTCGGGCCGTTCGGGTTCTACCTTGGTGAGGAGGGGTTCTATTCGTTCTCGGGTTCGGGGTCCACGCCGATTGGCGACCAGAAGGTGGACAAGTTTTTCTTCAATGACCTTGACCAGAACTACTACCACCGGATTTACGGTGCCGGTGATCCGATTAACAAGATGGTCTTTTGGGCCTATCCGGGGTCCGGGAACACAGGTGGTCGGCCCAACAAATTGCTTATCTATAACTGGTCGGTTGACCGGTGGTCCTATGCCGAGGTGGAGCAGGAGTTCCTGTTCCGTGATTTGACCGATGGCTTCACGCTTGAAGAACTGGACACCATCGGCAATTTGGATGCGCTGCCGTTCTCGCTGGATAGCCGGGCGTGGACGGGCGGACGATTGATCCTCTCGGGCATCGACAGTTCAAACAAGCTGGCGCGGTACTCGGGTACGAGCCTTGCGGCTACGCTGGAGACGACCGAGGCGGCTCTGCTGGACGGCAATGCGCGGGCTTTCGTTAACGGTGTGATGCCGTTTACGGACGCGGACCCGTCGAATATCACGATTACGCTTAACTTCCGTGAAGGGAATACGCCGGGGTCCACGCTGACCTCCACAAGCGCCAATGCGATAGACTCGGACGGGTTCGCACACTTCACCACGTCCACGCGGTTTGCCAGCGCACAGGTTGATATTGCGGCGTCAAGCTGGAGCCACGCGCAGGGCGTGAATTATGATGCTGTTGAGGACGGGTCACAGTGACGGTTGCCGAGTACAAGGTTCCGCCTCGCGATTCCGAGGATGAACGGTTCCATAGGCGGCAAATTGCAGCGGCGGTTAACCTGTTGCTGGCGGGAAAGTCCAATAATGTTCTAGATGTTACCTCGCCCACGGGAGCGGCAGCGACTACGGTTTCGGATGCGCGGATTTCGGCATTCAGCGTGCCGATCTGCATCCCGGCTAATGCACAGGCGCAAGAGGTACAGATGCCGTATCGCAACTACGCAACGGCGGTTAACGGGTCCATGATTCTGGTGCATTCGACCCTGACGGCCACGGCAACATACAAGGTCGTGTTGGTCGGGTAGTGGAAAACGGCGGTCATGTTTTCATGGTCTCTGGCATTGCCTTTGGTATGATGGCGGCATGAAGAAGATATTGCCGATTCTGGTTTTGCTGGCTGGCTGTCAGACGATGACGGACGCGGAGATTGATGCCTGGTTCGAGGCGCGATCTGAGACCGTGGCGCAGGACTGTACAGCGGCCTATGAAGAGATTGGCAGAAACCGCAGCAAGCAGTGCGCTTGCCTTGGTCGATGGCTTAACGCGGCCCATAGGGACTATCTGGCTGACGTTGAGGCGGTCGGCGGTGTCCGCTGGGATATCGAGATGAATATGAAGGGCGGGAGTCTTCCGTATGAGCCGCCCGGGTGCGAGCGCTTCGCGCTCCCCATTCTAGACTACATGAAAAACTGACCCGCTTCGGCGGGTTTTCTTTTGGAGAAATGACATGCCCGGGATGGCTGGACGTGGTGACAAGGATTCTGCCGGAGGCTCGTCGGATGGCGGTCGTTCGGGGACCGGCTCGGGTGCGCCCGGTGGGCGTTCAAAGGCGTCAGATCGCGGCATAGGCCTTGGCTTCGGTGGCCACAGTTCGACGGGCAGCGGTGCCCCCCGGGGGCGTCAAAAGGCAAGTGATCGCGGGCTAGGGGACAATGACGGACGCAGTGGTACGGGGTCTGGTGCGCCTACCGGTCGTCAGAAAGCGAAGGACCGGGGGCTAAAGGGGTTCTCTGACCGCAGTCTTGGTCGAGGGCTTGGGAGTCTTGCGAGTGTTCCCGCTCCCGCCGGCATCAAGGCGGTCGCCGCCCTTGGTGGAATGCTCGCAAACGCTGCCCGCAACGCCGGGTTTTCTGTCGGCTTGGACGGTCCTCCGGGGGCGGATGTGGGGGCGGGTGGTCGTGGTGAACCGGGGTTGCTTCAGGGGGCGCTATCTGCTCCACATGCGCCGTCTCCGTTGCGTTCCGCCGCTACGCCACAACAGCAGGAACAACAGCCACAGCCCGGCCAGCCCGCACCTGTATTGGGCGGATACTGGAATGGCAATGTGTTCGACTACCCGTTCGCCACTCAGGCCGGGTTATTGACCCCGGGGCAGCCCTATCCGCAAGTCGGGCTGCTTGGCTTCTGATGCACTTCAACGGGGTTCAGCCGGAGGAAGTCCGGTCGATATGGCCCGAGATTGAACACAAGGTAGACGCGGCGGTTGAGTACGGGACATCTCGGCTGACCGCTGAAGACATCCTGAAAAACCTACTGACCGGCGCGATGCAGTTGTGGATCGCATGGAACGACTCGGGCATCCGGGCGCTTTGCATCACGGAGGTTGCGGAATCGCCACGGTCTCGTTGGGTGTCCGTCTTCGCCTGCACTGGCGAGGGCCGGGACGAGTGGATTGGATACCTGAAGAACATTGAAGACTGGGCGCGGTCCATTGGATGCGACTGCGTGGAGATGTATGCCCGACCGGGCTGGAAGAGGGTGCTGCGTGATTACAGGACACGGCATGTTCAGTTGGAGAAACAGTTATGAGTAACGACAGCCCGAGCGGAACGTCCACGGTCGTTCAGAACAACGCGCCCCCGGCTTATGCTCAACCGTATCTGAAGAAGGGCCTTGCCCGGGCGGAGTCTGACGTTCTCAACAAGCCGATTGAGTTCTACCCCAATTCCACGGTGGTCCCGTTTTCCAACCAGACGGAAACAGCGCTTTCGGGCATGGAACAGCGGGCTGTAAACGGCAACCCGCTGGTCGGGCAGGCGCAGGATTACACATCCGGTGTTCTTGGCGGTGACTTCCTCAACGACAACAATCCGTATCTGGATACAGCCTATCAGGCCGCCTCTCGCCCCCTGATAGAATCATTCAACGAAGACATCATTCCGGGCATTCAGTCGGGTTTCGGGCAGTCAGGCCGTTTGGGGTCAGGGCTGCAGCTTCGCGCACAGGAACGCGCCGGTCAGCAGATGGGTCAACAGCTTGGCGACATGGCCGGGAAGATGGCCTACCAGAACTACGGCGACGAGCGCAACCGGATGCAGCAGGCCGGGCTTCTCGCACAGCCCCTCGCCGAGGCGGACTACACCGATCTTTCCGCCCTTCGTGGTGTCGGTGCGGAGCGCGAGCAGATGGCCGGAAACTTCCTGCAGGACGACATCAACCGCTTCATGCAGCAGCAGACCGCCCCACAGGATGCGCTGGCCCGTTATATGGCGCTGGTGTCCGGCGGTACGATGGGCGGGCAGTCAACGACGCAGCAACCGATTTACTCCGATCCCATCGCCTCTGGTCTTGGGTACGGCGCTGCAGGTGCCGGTATCCTCGGCGACTTGTTCAGCCCGACCAGCGGTGTATTCCCCAGTTTCTTCTGAGGTAATCCATGTACGATTATGACGCACTCAACCGCACTGCGGCCTCCAAGGGGTTGTTTAAGGGCCTGACCGCGCTCGGTGCCGGACTGATTGACATGGGGCGGGCCTCTACGCAAGCCCCCGGCGACCGCCCCGGGTTGCTCAATGCCGTGCAGGGTTATGAGGCCGCAAACCAGAACGCCCGCAACCAGACATTCCAGCAGCCAATTATCCAGTCGAAACTTGAAGCCATGAAAGAAGCGGCGGCGCAACGTGAGCGAATGGACGCGGCTCGCGGCAACTATGCCCCCGGTACGTTGGGCAGCCTTTCCCCCGTGGCGGCGATGACGATTGACGCGGAAGCGGCGGCAAAGAACAGCACACTCAACGGCGAAATGGTTCCCGTCTATGTCCCCGGCAAGGGCAACACGTATGTTTCTAAGGCGACCGCCAACCTGATGGGGTATGGCCCCGCAATCAGCATCCCGCAGGGCGCGATGCCTGACGATGCTGGCGGCATGATATATGACCCGGATTATATCGCGGGACAGGCGGAGATTCAGGCGGCTGGAACAGAGGCGGCGCAGGGCGGCGTAAACCTGACCCCGGCGCAGGAGAAAATCGACGCTGAGTTTGCCCCCGTCTACACGGACTGGACGCTCAAAGGCGGGCGCGGCGACACCATGAAGGGCCTTGCACAGCTAGATGGTGTGAGAAAGCGCCTTGAGGCGGGCGAGGGTTTGACAGGCGTCATGATTAGCAAGCAGCCGGACAGTGTTCTGGCGATGACCAATCCCGCCGCGTTGGATGCGAAGGATCAGGTCGAAGAGGTGGTGCAGCGAAACCTCCGCCTCATTCTCGGCCCACAGTTTACCGAGAGTGAAGGCAAGCGCCTGATCGAACGCGCCTACAACATGGAGCTGTCGCCCCAGATGAACGCCAAGCGCCTGGGCCGCCTTATTCAGGCGATGCAGTGGGCAGCGAAGGCACAGGACAAGGCCGCGCAGTATTACGAGGCCAACGGCACCCTTCAGGGATACAGGGGCGAATATCCCACCATGTCTGACATCGAAAGCATGGCCTTCGAGGATAGCGGCACTGACGATTGGGAAATTACCCCGGTGAGTGAATAATGGCGACGTATGATGTCAAGAGGCCTGACGGCAAAGTCTATCGCGTGAAGGCCCCTGACGGCGCATCTCGCGAAGAGATTGTCGCCAAGGTCAAGGAGCAAGCTAGCCCCCCTGAAAAGCCGCAGGAAGGCAATATGGCCGGGGGCCTTCGCACGTTGGCGAATGCGGCGTTGTTCGGTGGCGGGTCAGAGGTGGCGGGCGGCATCAACGCGATTTATGGCGGCGGGCGTCAACTGCTAGAGGGTAATTTCGACAAGATACTCCCCACCATGAGCGGAATGTACGAGGCGGGTGAGGCCAAGGCCCGCGCAAAGGAAGATGCCTTTGCCGAGCGCAACCCGAAGACTGCTCTAGGACTGACATTGGCCGGTGGATTGGCTACCGGCGCACCCCTTGCTGTCGCTACCGCTCCGGGTGCCGGGGCTAGCCTCGTGGCGCGGTCCGCCATTGGTGCCGGGACGGGCATTGCCGAGGGTGCCGTTGCTGGTGGCTTGTACTCGAAGCCAGGCGAACGGGCGCAGGGCGGTGTGATTGGCGGCGCGTTGGGATTTGGTGTTGGTGCGCTGACCCCGGCGCTTGCACAGGTTTTGTCCGCCCCGGTCAAGATGGCCTATCGCAGCATCGCGGCGAAGCACGGATATGGTTCGAAGAAAGCGCAGGACTATCTTGCCCGCGCTCTAGCTCGCGATGGCCTAACCCCGGAAGATGCTGCTGCGAAGATGCGCGAACTTGGCCCTAATGCCGGGCTGGTTGATGTTGGCCCCAACACGTCCGCCCTCGGCGAGGCTGCGGCGCAGCGCCCCGGTCAGGGGTTGACGGCGGCGGTTGACTTCGTGACCGATAGGCAGGGCCAGCAGTTGGTCAATATCCAGCGTTCGCTGACCGAAGCCGTGGGGCCGAAAGGCCGGATGCTGATGACGCGCTTCGAGGACAGCCCGCAGTTCAAAGAGATTTTATCTCGGTCGTATCCGGTGCCGAAGGGGTTGGTCGATCTGTTCAAGGTGCCGGACATCGCGAAGGCATACCGCAAGGCGCGAACGAACGCGATCCGGCGTGGTGGCGATCCCGCGCAGTACCCTGATTTTGACCAAGTGATTGCAGACATTCAGTCGGGCAAGATTTCCGGCGTCAACATGGACCTCATGCACAAGATAAAGATCGGTCTAGACGGCGTGATCGAGCCGATGCGAGAGGCGCAGAAAAGGGGAGCAACGCTCTCGGTCGCCAAGGATGACCTGAATGCGTTGAACGACCTCCGCGCACGGTTCCGCAATATCGCCCGGGGAATGGATGACGATTACGGAAAGGCCCTCGACAAGCTGTCTGCCGAGTTCAAGGTAGACGACGCTTACCGTCAGGGACTGGATGCATTCAAACCTCAACATGATCCCAAGGCCGCCATGCGCGGGATGGATGAACGCCAAGTCAACGCCTATCGGCAGGGCGTGGCCGACATGGCTATTGATAAGGTCTCCGGGACTGCAGAAATCGGCGGTGACGCGACCTCCGCGCTACTGCGGCAGAAAAGCCGCCTGACTGATGTGTTCGGGGACCGCGGTGAGCGGCTAGTGAAGAACCTAAGCAACCTCCGGTCAATGAAGCAGACCGACAATCGGCTGCTTTCCAATTCCCGCACGGGGTTCCGTGCCGCGCTCAAGGAAGACATGGATGCGGGGGTTCTGCCTGGGGAGATGATGGACTTGGTCGGGGCTGCAGCGACCGGGAATGTCCCGGGGTTGCTTAACAGGGCGGTTCAGAGTGGCGGGAAATACATGTCCGGCGTCCCGCAGGGGCGGGCGCTTGATGAACTTGCAGCCCCCTTGTTTGGTAACGAGGAACTGTTCCGGCGCTATGCTCGCGGGATCGCGGCTTCACAGCGCGGTGCAACGATGCAGAACCGTGTCGGGCAGGGCCTGTTGACGGGCGGAGCCTACTCCGGCGGATATCTTCAAGGCCAGTAACCGTAGCGGACGCGGACTGCGGTATAGGCGACGAATACACCGACCCCAACACCAGCGGCGAACAATGGTCCCAACCAGAAGCATAGGCCAATCGCAATCAGCGCGGCGAAGAAACCAAGCATTCTCACTTATACCCCGCTCCGGCGGGGTTTTTCTATGGAAATAGAGGACTGATTTTTCATGACCTCCATCTATGACTGGTCAACGACCCCGGCGAGCAACGCGACAGTAGGGTCTATCAACTGGGCGGAAAACCAGAATCCGTCCACAGTGAATGATTCCGCCCGGCAGGAAATGGCGGACGTTGCCGCATGGCGCGACTTCCTCGGCGGCGCGAAGATCAGTTCCGGCACCGACACCATTACCTTGACCAGCGGCTTGTCGCTCTCGGCATACGCACAAGGGCAATTGTTCGCCTTCGAGGCGGGCGGCACGAATACCGGCGCGGTGACGCTGAATGTCGATAGTGTCGGCGCGAAGGCAATCAAAAAGCACCATGACGTAGATTTGGCGGCGGGCGACTTCGAGGCCGGCGGAATCTATATTGTCGCCTATGAAGCAACAGCGGACAACTTCCAACTAATTAGTGCCGTAAGTAACACCGCAGGCACCGTCACGCCGTCCAGCACTGACACATTCACGAACAAGACGTTTGACGCTAACGGCACGGGTAACTCGATTTCTAATATCGATGTGGCCGACCTTGCGGGCGGCACGGACGGCGAGTTGATTACATGGGACACGTCGGGCAATCCCACCACGGTGGCGGTCGGCACGTCCGGTCAGGTATTGACCAGCAACGGCGCAGGCGCGGCCCCGACGTTTCAGGACGGATCAGCAGGAATAACCTTGGCCTCGGCGCAGGCGACGACCTCTGGCACGGCGTTCAATTTTGGCAGTATCCCGGCTGGCGTGAATGACATCATCGTCATGTTCGATCAGGTAAGCCTCGATGGCACAGATAACTTTTTGGTGCAGCTTGGAGATGCCGGTGGAATCGAGACTAGTTCCTATCTGTCTCGCTCCGGTCAGGTCGCGGGGACAACTCAGGTGGGGTCGGCATCAGGCTTAATCATCAGGCGATCATCGGCGACCGACACCACAACAGGATGGATGCGGATAACGCGCATGTCGGGGAATAAGTGGGTCTCGGGTCATACCACGACGCAAGACACCGGCACCAACGATTGCCACAACGGCGGCGGCGTCAAGGAACTCTCGGCTGAATTGACGCAGGTCACAATTACGCGCTCCGGTACGAACAACTTCGATGCCGGGTCCGTCGCCATCGCCTATTTGTCGTAGAGGTAAATATGAAAAAGCATGTGGTCATCGTATCGACAACGCCAGAAGGACGGATCGCCAAGTATCAAGACTTCGATAACAAGGCCGATGCCGAGGCGCACGTTGAAAAGTTTGGCGGGTTTTTGGCGGGGGCTATCCCAAGCGATCAGCCCGCTGACTGGATGGTTAAGGGATGCGTGGTCTCACTAAGCCCTGCCGAGCCAACCCCGCATGAGAAGATTATAGCACTTGAGGCGCAAATCACGCCGCGCCGTCTTCGTGAAGCGGTGCTGACCGACGGCGGGCGCAAGTGGCTGGACGGGATTGAGGCCAGGATTGCGGCAGAACGGGAAAGAATCCGATGAGCCTGACCGGGACACCCTTCGGCGACCTCACAAGTCTAGGCGGCCTTGCTGCTGCTTTTGACGGTAATCTAGCGCAAAACAATCCGAATTTCGGGGCATATAAGGCGTCGGCGTCAGGTTACGTCGGGTTGGCCCTCGCGGCTCCGGCGGCAATCTCTAGCGCCAAGGTATACGGCTGGGATGACCGTGGCCTGATAGACGACGGCACGGCTGGAACGGTCTACATCTACGGCAAAACCGGCGCTCCTGCGAACGCAACGGACGGCACGGTTCTAGCGCAACAGGCATTTACAGAGCCGTCTCCGATCAGTCACGGCGCATCGGTCGATCTTACAATCACCGACCCAACCGAATACAGCCATGTGTGGGCGTACATCACCGGCAACGGTGGGGGTGTTTCCATAGCCGAGGTTGTTTTTGAGGGCGTGGGTGTCGGCGAGCCACTCCCTGAGTGCGAGCGCCCGTTGGCAATCTTTCTCGGCTCCGGTCAGTCCAACATGTATGGCAATGCGGATGTGCCGTCGCAGAGCGTTTACGGCAACCGCGACCGGCTCAAGATGTTCGCGCTGGATGGCACGATCAAGCCAGCCGCCGATCCTCTCATGGACGCAACCGGGTCTCTGTGGCCCGCATTCAACACGGGCGTTCCGAAGCTCGGGCCGTTGATGCCGTTCGGCAATAACATTGTCTCTTCGCTCAAGAACTTCGACGTACTGCTGGTTAACTCGTCAAAAGGCTCGACCGCCATCGAGGAATGGGCAAAGCCGGGCACACTCTATGACGCCATGATCGATCGGGCGCAATCAGCCCTCGCCGCCGCGCCCTACGGCAGCTTCATTGCTGGGTTCCTGTGGCAGCAAGCGGAAAGCAATTGTTACTCGGAGACCACCGCCTTGGCGTGGCCCTCGCAATTCTCGGCGCTGATCTCCAATGTTCGCGGCGATCTGTCGTTGCCGAACCTGCCCGTCGTCATGATCGGACTTGGCCCCGCTCCGGGCGGATCGTTGGTTGCGTGGCCGATGCTTCGCGCTGTGCAGCGGTTCATGTCGCTGCCGGGGACGTGCGTTTACGTCTACACGGCGGACTTGCCGAACGCTCCAACGGATGCGGATTGGCACACGACCGCCTCTGTTCTGACAATCGGGGAACGGGCGGCAGACGCGATGCGACCGATGCTGCCGCAGATAGCATAACGCAGCGAGGAAAGCATGGAATACGAAGGTCCCAACAGGCGGCATGAACCGTCGAACGCAGACATCTACCACGTTCTAGGCCAGCTTCAAGAGGGCGTGAAGCAGATGCACAAGAAACAGGACACAACCAACGGGCGTGTGTTAGCATCCGAGCAGCGACTTAACGCCGTTGAGAGACGGCAATCATGGTTCATGGGCGGCATTGCCGCCATCGGTGCCGGGGTTGGATTCATTACAGCATTCTTGAAACTGGATTGATTGGACGCATCATGTTCCGCGCAGTGCTTATCGCCGCCTTATGGGCGGTTTTTTCATGGCCCGCACTTGCCGGACCAAATGGTTTCGAAGTCGGAGAGGAAGCGGGGTTCGGTTACGCCTGCACCTACAACGCGGCGGAGACGATTGCAGACGCAGCGGCCCAGCACAGCACGACGCTTGCGAAACAGCGCCACACCTTGGCGGCGGAGCATGGGCTATGCCAGTCGATCCCCGGCGCTATGGGGAAGATTGTCGGCGTCGAGAACATGACCGACGTTGACGGCGTGGAAATCCAGCTATTGAAGATCACCTTTGCGGGACTAGAGGGCCGCGAATACGGCCTAGTCGTTACCCGCAAGGCCGCTATCGAGTTCTGGGAACGCAGCCAGGGCGAGGCGACGTAATGTTAAGCCTCATCGGGTCGTTGCTGGGTTTCGGTACGTCTTTCCTTCCCAAGATTCTTGGGTACTTCGAGGAAAAGCGCGATCAGGCCCACGAGCTTGCCATGATGGACAAGCAGCTTGAGCAGCAAATCCAAATTGGTCGTCAGAAAATCGAGATGATCAACGTGGACGCCGACATTCGGGAAACCGAAGCACTTCACAAAGAGCATGCTTCGATCACCCGCAAGTCATCGCAGTGGGTTGTGAACCTGTCGGCCACCGTTCGCCCAGTCATGACCTATCTGCTGTTCGTCGAGTTCATGGTGCTGACCTACTTGCTGGCATGGGGCTACATCGATAATGGCATGTACTCGCTGATCTGGTCGAATGAGATTCAGGCGGTCTGGTCCGCAGTCGTAAGTTTTTGGTTCGGCCAGAGAACATTCAATCGCCGATGAAAACAAACGACGATGGCTTGGACATCATCAAGTCATTCGAGGGATTTTCCGCCGAACCATACATCTGCCCGGCAGGCGTCCCGACCATTGGCTATGGCTCTACTTGGGCCGCTGATGGCGATCCTGTCACAATGGATCACCCCGCCATCACAGAGGCCGAGGCCGAGCGGCTACTCCGCCAAGAGGTGCGCCGCACTGAGAGAGCAGTTGACCGCCTTATCGCGGCGGAACTGACAGAAAACATGTTCTCCGCGCTGGTCTCATTTACGTACAACGTCGGCAGCGGGAACCTTCAGCGATCGACCATGCGAATGAAGCTTAACCGTGGCGACTACGAAGCCGCTGCGGATGAGTTCCCGAAATGGCGTCGTGCAGGCGGGCGCATCCTCAAGGGGCTTGTGCGCCGCCGTGCCGAAGAACGCGCCCTGTTCCTCGCTTAACTGACCTGGGAGTCAGCACATGGCCTTCATTCTCGATCCTGAGTTCGAGAAGTACGCCACGCCCAAGCAATGGGAGAAACTCAAGGCTTGGGAGCAACACGGCAGCACACGGCCAGCGGCAGACGCTGTAGGGTGTCACCACGCCGCGATCAACCAGGCATGGGCTGCGGTGCAGAAGAAAGCCGCGATGCACGGGTTTGCGCCCGAGTACGGCTGGCAGCACCAGACCCCGCCGGGGTTCGCCGTCAAGGGCGTCTCGTCACTCCGCGACATGCAGACCGGCGAAGTTCGGATGCAGTGGGAGAAGACGGAACGGGAGCGTGAGGGCCTCAAGGAGTCTGTGCAGGCTCTTGTGGGCGAGTTCTGCGATGATCTCCCGACCGTCAAACCCCGGAAGTCATGCCCGAAGTCCGACAACGACGAATTGATGTCTGTCATTCCTATGGGGGACCCCCATTTCGGGATGTATTCATGGGCGGAGGAGGCTGGGGAAGATTTCGACTTGGCCATTGCCAGGCGGGATATGTGCTCCGCCGTCAACTACCTCGTCAACCAATCCCCCACATCGAAGCGGTGCGTCATTATCAATCTTGGCGACTTCTTCCACGTCGATAATTTGAAGAACATGACGGCGCAGTCGGGCAATGTTCTGGATGTAGACTCCCGCCTCCCCCTTATGATCCGAGTTGGGCTGTCCGCGCTACGGCAAGCCATAGAGACGGCACTTGATCGCCACGAGATCGTGGAAATCATCAATGTGATTGGCAACCATGACGGTGTTTTAGCGATGGCGCTGTCTATCATGCTCGCCAACATTTACGAGCGCGAACCCCGGATTGTCGTTCACGACCAGCCAACCCCAAGACATTACATCGAGCACGGCAAGGTTTTGATCGGGACGACCCATGGAGACCGCACCAAGGACCGTGATCTCCCCGGCATTATGGCGACGGAGAGAGCGGAGGAATGGGGCCGAACGAAATTCCGGTACTTCTACCGAGGTCACCACCATCACGATACCATGGAAATGTTTAACGGCTGCGTCGTGGAGCAGTTTTCCACCCTCGCGCCTAATGACGCATGGCATAACGCCGGGGGGTATCTTACGGGGCGTAACATGAAGCTCATCGTTCATCACCGCCAGTATGGAGAGGTCGCCAGGTCGGTCTGTTCCATTGATATGGCAAGAGACGATGTGGTATAAATACACATGAATTCAAAGCCCTGCACCAAATGCGGCGTTATTAAGTCGCTAGAAGAATATTCCCCGGACAAAAGGGCAAAAGATGGGAAGCAGGGGCGTTGTCGAGAGTGTTCAAGGATCGCCAATAATCAGCGCTATCATGCGGATGTCGAGATGTCACGTGGTCAGCGCCGCGCCTATTACAGTGAAAACAAGAGAAATGTGCTGGCGAACAACGCCAAGAGCAGAAAAAAGAATAGATGCAAGGTGTTGGCTGGCAAAAAGGAATATTACGAGCGCGTTAAATCCGATCCAGAGTGGCAAAAAACAGAGAAAGACAGGCGGGAAAAAAACAAGGCAAAGAAACGTGAATATGATCGCGCCTACGCCGCCGAAAACTCAGCCCGGAAGGTTGAGGCCGCGAAGAATTGGCGGGACCGGAACCCAGAAAGGCGAGCGGTTATTGTGCAAAAGTACGATGCCCGCCGCAGGAACTGGAAGGCGGACTGTGATCAAGTCGCTGATATAGCGAAATGGCGGGAAGATGCGGACAAAGCATGTCACTGGTGTGGCGTTGATTGTTCTGCTGATTTTCATGTGGACCACGTAATCCCGTTGTCCAAAGGAGGAAGCCACACTCTAGACAATCTGGTTATATCGTGCCCGACGTGCAATCTGAGGAAGGGGGCCAAAGACCCCGAACAGTTTAAGGCTGAGATGGTGCAGTGAAACCCACCCACCGCTACAAGGTCGTTGATGACGAACTCCGCATATACGAGGGCAGCCGGGCCGTGTTCAAGGGGACCATTACCGAGGCGCAGAAGGTGGCGCTAATTAAGCAGCTTGCCGACGCCCTGCATACGATAGACTGGAGAGACCTGTGATCCCGAACCGCTACCAGACCATGACCACCCGTGTTGACCCAGACCAGACCGGCCTAAAGGGGTCGTTCTATGTCCATGTCGGATATACCGATGACGGTAAGCCGGTGGACGTGCGGTTCTCTCACAAGTGGCGTGGCGTGGACTACACGATGGACGGGCTATGCAACGCGTTAGGCGATGCTGTCGGGGCCACGTTGAAGGACATCAAGCCGCTGGGGTGAGCCCCTCCTAAGTGGTGAACAGCCCGTAGATGACCGCTGCGATCATCCCGAACCCGAAAAAGGCTTTTATCCAAGTCAAGGCAATGACCCTGGTTTCAGAGTTCGGTTATAGGTGCGGGCGGCTCGGGGTCTCGGGCTGGTGAAAGAGGGTGCGCCTCCCGCCCATACCACCGCTCACGATCCCGAACGGCACTGTCGAATGCTCGGAGGCACCCCGTCAGAAACTCGGCCAGAATAAAGTCGGGCGTATCGCTGCCATTCTCCGCGCTGGCGCTGTTGATCGCGTGTTCGATCTGTTTTCTCAGGTCGGTCATCTTCTCTCCTTTCGCCGTATAGGCTCGGTTATGGTAAATCGGTGAAAATGCGGCGCGATGCTTCACTTTCGTGCGGCCATTTCCCCGTCGTCAGTCTTGCGGTGAATGCCCTCAAGAACAGAACGGTGAGCAGTAGGGCGGGGAGCGCAACAACCCATCCTATGATTTCCAAAAGTAGTTCCATGCCTGCTCCTCTCCTTTCGCCGCAGAACGGCTCGTTTTATTCCATTCCGCAGCCAGCGTGCTCGCTGTCTTTAGGCGGCGGTGAATCGCTGATCGCGTCCAACACTCCGAAGACGATAAACAACCCCACGAGGACGCCTAAAATAATTGCGATGTCTGTCATCCGTAGACCCTCCTATTTGAACCCGTCCCAAATGATTAACAGCGGCCCCGCTGCTATCATTGGTGGGTATGTGTCGTCACCGCTACCGACGAACCACAGTCGCCAACGTCGGTCCCAAGCAAGCCGGATAGGAAATCTCATTTCAGACCCTCGTTCTTACTTTCGCAGGTGACGGCGAACATCACCCTTCCACAAATTCCCGCCCGTCACCGTTTTTGCGAAGGCGGTTTGTGACAGGGGGTTGTGCGACCATTTCGCAAGGGCAAATCGGGGATGTCAGGCTAGTCAACGGTTTTTCTCCGCTTCGAGGATTGCACGGCCGATATTTTCGACGACGGAAGGGACGACTGCATTCCCGCAGCCCCTAGCTCGCTCCAAGACGGCGGGAAGTCCATTAACAGTTCGAGCCACACTGGATTGATCTCGCCACCAGTCTGCTCTGCTTCGCGGAGAAACTCGGCGCACCAGTATATCGAGCTCCCGATCTTGCTCTTCCGAGTCCCTGCCTTCGCTCGCTCGACTTTCGCCTTGTTCGCTTTCCACCCGACCTTGATAGCTGCGCCGCCTGTGTCTGGCGTCGGAAGCAATGATCCAGACACGATCTCGCCTATGAGGGGCACCAACGGCGGAAGCCGGTATGCAGTGCCATTCCGCATTAAACCCGATCTCGGCCAAGTCTCCGAGAACTCGGCCAAACCAGCGGCCTCGTTCGCCAGCAAGGAGGTTTGGCACGTTCTCCACGATTGCGTATCGCGGTCGTATTTCGCCAACCAGGCGACAGAGTTCGGACCATAGCCCGCTTCGATTTCCGGTAATTCCGACTTGATGGCCGGCGGCGGATAGGTCTTGGCACGGGAATCCGCCGCAGATAATGTCAACAGGTCCAATTGCATCTGCCGTCAACTCCCGTACATCGTCAAAGATTGGTACGTCCGGCCAGTGCTTCCGCAGCACGGCCTGGCAGTACGGCTCGATCTCACAGAATGCGACCGTCTCGAACCCGCCCGTGCGCTCCAGTCCGAGCGAGAAGCCGCCGATGCCGGAGAACAAGTCCAATACGCGCAATTTTTGCGGTTCATCAGTCATTTCCCATCCTGGCCAGAACTCGGTGCAGAAACGGCCCTATCTGGATGCCCATTACTCGGTTCGTTCTATTCGCGCCGAAACGCCAGTCCAAAGGCCGGATCAAAATACCAAAGCTGAAATGTGTCTTATCGGTCATCGTTGGCCTCCTGCGGATATTCTTTGTGCATGAGCGCAGTAAGGTCACGTTCTCGACGCTTGCGAATGCGTATTTTCGCTGCGCCATAAACGGATTCCGATATGAATCCATGAACATAGAGCCTTCGTGCAGCCGTGAAGTGTTCATCTATGGTTCTTTCAAGTCGCACGTAGTCGGCTGCTTGTTCAGGGCATGACCATTCCAATTCACTCATTGGGCACATCCTCAACGGGCGGCTCCTTGGATTTTTCCCTACACTTCTGGCACTCGTCGTATCCGAGTTTCGGCAGCTGAATAAACTTCTGCCCACATTTCGGGCATGGCGTGTAATTGAGTCTCACCATCACTTCTCTCCTGTCTCAGAACTCGGTGCAGAAACGGAAATTGGTCAGGTACGACTCGTAGAGCCGCACCGGCTCGACGGCATCGGGCAAATGGCGCGTGACTGCCTGGAATCGTCGGTCGTCATCCGTCACGATATAAGCGATCCGAACCGTGCCCTTCGCTTCGACCGCTTTGCAAAAGGCGGTTGCCTTGTCCAAGTCAGTCAGCAGGCCATAAATATCCGCCACTTCCCACCCGTCGGCGGGGATTGCGTCGATCCGCCTGCCCTCGCTGCCCGCCCGCATCCACAAGAGCGGTGCGACACGCGCGAACGCGCGGTTGTGGCTGACCGCAACCGGTGTTTCATAGGTGAGGGTGAAGAACTCGGCATTTTCCTCGAAGCCCTCAGACATTGGGAACTCATCTATGAATTTGTAGTCGCCCTTGATGGGCTCACCGTCTGGCGTCTTTCCCGTGATTGCAGCGGCGATGCGGGGCTTAGTGATGTGATCGCAGATGCCCCACTTTTCCCAATCGGAGTCGCCTGGGCGCAAACCAGACTTGCGAAGCGCGGACTGTTCGTCGGCGGCCACTTCGTTATTGGTGATCAAGATACATTGGCGCTGTCCATTGTCCTGCCGATTGAGGCGAATGATAGCATGGGCGGTTGTCCCGGAGCCTGCGAAAAAGTCGAGAACGACGGCATTGGGATTACTAACAACAAAAAATCTTAGCGCATCTTCCACAGCATATAGGCTCTTCGGAAAGGGAAACTTTCGTCCCGGCATAAGAAGCTTCTGTAGGTTTGTGCCCCCCTGCTCAGCATTGTGTGATGCTATCCTCCACTGAGTACCTGGTACAAATGTCGGTTGGTAAGCTGCGTCATCTACAACGATTGAGTTATCTGAGCGCCTCCCAATAATAGGAAACAGCCCAGACTCAACTTTCTTTTGCTCACCGCGAAACAAGTAGGTAATGGAAGTAGAGCTCCCACGCCATTTTCCGAGTTTCGCATAACCTTTTTCAATGAGATTCCGCAGGCCTTTAGCACTGTTCTGCCACCTTCCTTCGGTGCTGTCTGACCTTATTGGCCAAATAGCAACACACCCCTCCGGAGGCTCAATATCTCGCCAGTTCTTTCCGAAAAAAGCTTCCCCCACTGAATGAAACTCAGGTCCGTCTTCACCATTCTTGATGAAAACCGGGTAAAACTGGTTAGGGCTGTCCGTCCGTAATGGGTCAGATCCTGAACGAAGAGCCTCGGCCCACCTAAGCTTCCCTGCTCTTTTATCTTGGACAATTTTCCACTCGTTTCCGAGCGGAATCGCCTCCGGAGCCGCGTCGCCGATCCAAACAAAGAAAAGGTACTCGTCTGTTCTGCCGAATGCCGCCCCACGAGAAGCGCCTTTAGGATTGATTATGCTTGATACCATCTGCATCCGAGCGTCGGGAAAAGTCTGCTCAAGAAGCAAGCCGAGCCGGAGGTATTCTTTTTCGTCGATAGTAACGATAATTACGGAAGAATCTGGGTTAAGAAGTTCCCGCGAGACCTTCAAACGGCGCTCCATGAAAGCTAGCCATTTGGAATGGCGATACAGATCATCTCCTTCGACATAATCGTTGTTGTACTTCCAATCCTTGGCGCCGGTATTATAGGGGGGGTCGATATAGATAACGTCGATCTTTCCGCGATGCGTGAAGGTCAGAGCCTCCAAGGCATGGAAGTTCTCGCCGTTAATCACGGTGTGAAAGGGCTTATCTCCGCCGCGTTCGACCTTTCCGGTACTCACGAGGCCGGGATAGATGTAGTCACGAAATTCCGCGACAACCACGAGGTCGGCGGCGGGCACTTCTTGCGTTTCCGGCTCATCCGCGCCGATCAGCTCAACAACGGCCTGACGCTCCGTGCCTTTCCCGGACAGACTCCGTACCCGCCAAAGACGCTGGTCACCCTTCTTGGTCTCCTCGCGCGGTGGCAGAACGCGCACCTTGTCACCCTTGCGCACGGGACGACCCGGCAGCTCGACGCTTTCGGGTCTGTGACGCTCGAAATTGAGGCCAAACGAACGGCGGGCGGACAGAACCTTGAACTCCCGTTCCAGCTCCTGCCCAAAGGGCGGGTCTTTGGCTTTCGCCTGCGCAATCAGATCAGTGAGACGGGACACGAAAACTCCCTCTTCCGGCAAGATAATTAGTGCGGAACCCTTAACCTACCATTTGGCGAATTTGTGCCAAGATGTCTTTATCGCTCCCCCTCGGTCGCGCGCTGCGAACAAGTTCCCGTTGTCGATCTGTTGAAACGGTTCCGTAGCTGGTGAATGTCGTAAGCGGGCTTTCGTGCCCGAGGTTCTGGCTCCAGGACTTCAGTGCCTCAGGTCCATTGCAATGGGAATAGGCAAGGTGCGCCAGCATGTGCCGGAAGCTGTGTGGGGTGAAGTTCGGGAGCCCTGCTGCCTCGAATGCAGACTTGAATACTTTTCTGACAGGCCCTGCGTTGGACCAGAACTCTCGGCTGATGCCAGCGGGGGTAAAACAGTCGTCGGCATCGAGACCCATGCGGGTTTTGGGGAATATCGGATCGTCGGCACAGAAAAGAAGGACCTCGCGCAGGTACTGAAGCCACTTCCGGGCGATGTCCTCGCATTGGTCGCTGACCGGGAAAAAATAGGTGTCGATCCGCTTGCTCGCCTTGGTCGCCACTTCTCTAGGATTTTGCATGACGTGTGCTGTGGCCGGATCGACATGCTTCAACCGAAGCGAAACCAGCGCCCCATCTCGCACCCCGGTGATGGCCGTGAAGGCGATCAAGGCGCGGTCACGCTTATGAATATCCGTATCGTCGGGCATCCCGGACAGCACGTGCTCGACCTGTTCGATGGTCGGATAGCGGCGTTCGCCCGGAGCTTTTGCCGCCCGCGTGTCTTTTTCGCTCAAGTTTAAGAACTCGATGTCAGTAACGGCTATTTTGGACTTGTAACCATTCTGAAGTGCTAGCCAGCCGAAGAATCGTTTGAGCGCCGTGACCATCGACAAGAGAGTTGCCTTCGAAAGTCTGCGTTGCGTTAGGTGTTCCTTGAAGGCGCGAGCGCGACGTTGGTCAAAAGTCGAGAAGTCGGCGCGGTCTGTAAAGTCCTCATACTGCTGAATGGCTTTCTCAATTTGCCGGATGGTCGCATCCGCGCGTCCGTCAGCGTGCTTAAGGAACTCAACGTACCGGCGTTTGATTCGTTCATTCTTTGGGTTGCGGTTGCTCATTCGGCAGCCTCCTTATCGAAGTGTCGATTCACGATGGGATTGATGGACCTTGTTAAGTCTCACCATCACTTCTCTCCTGTCTCAGAACTCGGTGCAGAAACGGACGGCTGCGGCTCCAACTCTCCGAGAAAAAGTGATGCCTCGAATAAGCTAATGGGACTCCCCTGGGTCTGGCCCATCCACGTAATCAGTTTGCCAAGCACCTGTTTATTTCGTTCACACTGCTCGCAACATTCAGCCATCATTCTCTCCCTCAGAAACGGACATTTCCCACTTCCCCCTATGCGGCGACCTGCGGGCGAGCAGGAGGGCGAAGTCGTAAAGGTCTATGGCGTACTTGTTCTGAAATGTGATTTCGCCGCCGGTATGCAGTTCCGCGTGACTGCCGGAACAGAGAGGGACCGACCAGGTATCGGAAGGCTTCCGGCCCCGTGCGCCGTCCGTCCTTCTGCCGTCCCTAGCGGTATGTACGTGGTGGGCCTCGATACGGCCCGTGCACTCGTGCTGATCGGAGATGGCGCACTCCATGCCCCGCACCCATTGCAGGTGGGACTCGCACCGCACCCGATCATCCTTGGGCGGCATCATGCGTTCCCGCTTCTTGCGCTTGGGGAAGGTCATGCCGCGCGGTCCTCCGGGTGCCTGAGTGCGATCCCCATTTCCGCTGCGAACCGGGCGATATGCTCCATGTATTCCGACATCTCGCGGACCTTGAGGACTCGGGTGGAGTAGACTTCAACCTGCTCGCCGTCGATCTCCATCACACGGGGCGCGAGGAACTTCCGCATCAAGACCTCGTGCATCTCTTCCTTCGTGTAGCCGAGGTCGTCCCCGATGGTCGTAACCCAGTCCCAGTAAAGATTGTTCATTTCGAGAGAACGACGCTTTTTGTAGGGGCCGATTGAAACCTCATAGGGGCTTTCTGGGCTGTAATTGATCGCCGCCAAGAAAGATTGCGTCGCAGCTAGGTTTTGCTCCTCGCGGATAATGAATCGCTTTACGGTCATTGCGCGGCCTCAATGTGTGCCCATGTTCGGCCGTAAGCGATGTGCCCTATTGTTCCTTTTGTCACACCGTAGTCGTTCGCTATATCAATTTGCCTATCACCGCTCTGTAGCCGCTTCTTAATTGTGGCTACATTCGTGTTTGTAAGTTTCGCAGCAGGGCCGTCTTCACCGGGGCCAATCGCCGATGGCGGGACAAGTCCTGTATCAAAGGCGTGGGCCATGTTTTCCTGGCGAGTACACCACTCAAGATTATTAATGGCATTGTTTGCTCGGTCCCCGTCTTTGTGGTTGATTTCTGGTTTACATTCCGGGTTGGGGATAAACACCTCAGCAATGGCGCGGTGCAAGTAGAACGGGGCTGATTTACCCCGCACACTAGCGTCAAAAGTGACATACCCATTCACACCAACGCGGGCCTTTAGTTCCCGACCATTTAGCCATCGCGTGCCGCCCGACTGGGGGCTATTGATGCGCCGCGAAACTGAACGAACGCGACCATCACGGGTCACTTGGTAGTAGCCCTGCAAACTTGGTACGTCATGCCAATCCATCAGCGCCACTCCGGTGCGAAAGGAATACTGTCGTCCAGCGCCGCGCCCGTGGTATCGCCCACACTGGCGTCATTGTCAGACGATCCGCCGCTGTCCCAATCGGGGGCGCTGTTGTCGCGCGGGCTGTCCAGCATCGTCAGAACCCCGTTGAAGCGCGGCACGATAACCTCGGTGGTGTACTTCTCGATGCCGTCGTTGCCGGTCCATTTACGGGTCTGCAGGGTGCCTTCCAGATAGACCTTGCTGCCCTTCTTGAGGTACTTCTCAGCGACATCGGCAATGCGCTCATCGAAGATGCAGACGCGGTGCCACTCGGTCTTCTCCTTGCGCTCGCCGCTCTGGCGATCCTTCCACGTCTCGGATGTTGCTACGGTCATGTTGACCAGCTTCGATCCGTTCTGCGTGGTGCGGGCCTCGGGGTCGCGCCCCAGGTTGCCAATGAGAATTACGCGATTTACCGATCCAGACATTAAATTTCTCCTTCCTTGGGCGGGTCGAGTGCGAGCGCCCGTTTCTTGAAATAGTCCTCGAAGAATGTCTGCGTGACTTCCGGCGCATCGGACAGCCATTCCTCATTCGACTTCTTGAGCGCACGCAGTTCCTTGATGTCGGGCGCGCCGTCCAGCGCGGCCTTGTAGGTGTTCGCCGCCGCCTCGTAGGCGCGTTTCTTGTCCTCGGACGGCACACGGTCATCCGCCGGTGTGTGTTCAATCTGCTCGCCGCCGGCATCGTCGGCGCTGTTCATCATCAAAAACTTCTGGTATGCGCCCTTGATCGCGTAGGATAGTGCCTTTCCAGGGGCTTTGTCGGACGAGTCCACGCCATACCCAAGCGTTTCGACTTCGGTGAAATCGTCCGGGGTGTCGATGTTGATGAACCGCGTTCGGACAGTAAGTTCAGTGCGATTCCCGTTGATGGTGTGGTTGATGACTGTCGGGCAAACACCAATCCCGAACTCAACGAACAAGGGTTTGGCGGCGGCGGTGACGGCATCATGCGAGATGTAGTCGTATGCCTTCTTGCCGTTGATGGTCACTTGCCCGTCCGGCTTGACGGGACCGATCTTTGCCATCACGGCGTTCTGGCGTTGCCAGATGTTCATTTCCGTATTGCGCTCAGTGCTGTCAGCCATTCGTATTCGTCCTTTCCTATATCCTGACCCCGCGTCCAAATCTTGCGGTAGTCGTATGGGTGTCCGTTCAACTCGCCTTGGAGCGGGAGCCACCTATCCAGCAGTTCTCCCGTGTCGGGGTCGAGGGGGAGAGGCCGATAGATGCGCGCCGGGAGCCACGGGCCGCGACGTTTGAAGCGAAGTTTGAAAAATCCCTCTCGGGGGAACTCGGCTTGCCCGCGTTTCGCCATGTCGATGTATTGGGAGAAATCGACGGCGACCCAATCAATCCTCTCAGCCTCTGGCATCGTTCTGCCTCCATGTCTGCAATCTCTGCAGCCCACTCCGGTTCAATGGCGTCGGACAGATAGTCATATATCGCATCGAACACAGCTTGTCGGTCCGCCATCTCAACCTCCATAGGTGAAGTGTAGCGCCGCGCATATGACCACCAGGAACACGGCACAAATCGGCAGCATCCGTTTCAGGATAAAGTCCCGGAGCCACACGGCGTCCTCTTCCTGCCAGTCGATGTGATCGTCCGGCTCGTCGATGGCGGGTCGGTTGGCTGTCATGGGCTTGGGCATCACTCCCCTCCCTTGAAGGGGGCGAGGGCGGCGCTGGCGTCTTCAACATCACCCCCAATAAACGGCATAAGGCTGGGCGGGATTACCGAAACCAGCGCCTCCAACGCCTCCACCAGCCGCTGCACCGCCCCGCTCTCCAGATCGGCAGTGGGGATGCCCTCACAGGCGTTGACACAGGCGACGATACGGCGGGCGTTGGCCTCGGCTGTCTCAGACTGAATGCTGCCGTACGCCAGCTTCTTCATGGTTGGTACGGCGTGTGCCCCAAGATAATCGGGGGAGCACTCATTCCCGTGACCATCCTCGAACTTGAAGCCGGGAAACTCATCGCCCCACTCGCCGTGAGTCACGGTCGCTATAGGCGCGTCGTCACCCCAAACCATACCGCATGGGCACTCACCGTCCTTGCATGCTTTCCACGGCTCTCTCGTATGCTCGCTCATCCTGCGCTCCTGTCTCTAAGCCGCTTCCGGCTGTTCGTGTTGCTCGATAACCCGGCGCTCATGCTGCCTGACGACTTCCCATGCCTCGTCAATCAACTGGACGGCAGAGGGGAAGTGTTGCGAATTGGCGAGGATGGCGAGGGCGTCGAGATACGACATCACGCCGCCTCCTGTTCGAAGAACTCGGTAAGCGCCGCGTCCTTGATGTCGTCGTGAACGCTCTTGAGTTCGGTTGCACGAAACGGGCGCATCGACAGCGCGGACGGATCGACCGGCTCGCCGCTCAACGTGCATTCGTAGTCGTACACGTAGAAGGCATTCGCACCCTCGCTGCGTATCTCCGCAGAAACCTCAAGGTCGATGCCCTCGCAGAGGGTGTAGGTGAAGTCGATGGTGTGCATCACTCACCCCGTGCCTTCGGCCAATAGCGCCCATTGAATGACAGGCGGCCAATATGCCGTCCGTCGCGGTAGACGTCGGCGCGTTTGAGGTTACCGCTTCCGAAGTCCTGAGCAACGCGGAAAACCTCGTATGCCGCCTGAACCTGCTCAATGCTGTTGAGCGCCTTGTGATGATACGGCGGGATATTCGGTTCGCGGTTCGGATGCCCGACCGGAAAATCATGGTTCGGACGTGTTTCAATGATTAATTCGTAGCCGGTGGTCATGTCTCTCTCCTGTGTTGATAGCGCCACAATACGATTGCCGTAACACCACGTCAATAGAAAAATACCGATGGCGTAGATTTTTATTGTTGACGGCGCAGTACGATCAACGTATAGATGGTGGCAGGAGATTTACACATGGCAAAATGCACTACCGTTTCCGACATCGTTGAACGCTGCGGCGGGCTTACCGCACTGGCGCGGGAGTTGGGCCACAAGCACCCGACGACGGTGCAGAACTGGTCCGAGAAAAACCGCATTCCGCGCTGGCGCTGGTTCGAGTTGCGCCCCGTCCTTGACCGTTTGGGCGTCAAGGTTAGCGAATCGGATGTGGAGCGGCTCTCGCAAAAGAAGGTGCAAGCATGAAGATCGACCGCCTCAAGCAGATGGCCACCGAACTGGAAGACGCCTTCCG